GGCCCGCTGTCTTGATTACCGTAATGAGATCGACACGTATTCAGTAATTCGTACCATTGAGGAGGTATTATTTCCTCAACTAACTTCTTACTGATACTATCACTAGCAGAAGCAAAATCAATTGTTGCGTGAGAGCCATCTAACGATGAACTCTTCGCTAATAACTGGTTCGGCTCCTGAGAGTTTAAGTCGATCCCATATCTAAGAAGCCGACGACGTATCATTTGGCCACAGCTTTTTTGAAACCAGAGGTTTAACCCTGGCTCAACGGCTATAACCCGATCCGTCCGGGCATTCTTAGGTACAGTGATTATTACATTGCCTAACTCGAAGGTCGGAAACCCTGGGTTTTCATCCAGGTGCTCCTTCCATCTCGGGTAAGCACCCATTATAGGTGCAATAAAGGCATACAGATCTCGCGTTGTTCCAGTTTCGCACTGAAACTTATTGATGGCCGAAACATGCGCACCTTTAATCAAGGTGCTCACGCCCGGTCCCCAATTGGCGTCATCAAGGAACTCATCTGCCGTATAATCGCCTAGAACTTCAGAGATTTTACGCACCATTGCAGAAAGCAATGAGGCGTTGGTTCCGTAGAAATTCGGATCCAACTCTAAAGATCGAAAACGATCATTTGTCTGCTTACAAAGTATTTCCATCTCGGAAAACTTGTTCAAGGCAACCTGTTTACGGTCAATTGATAACTTTAAAAAGTCATTTTTTGACAATAACTTAGTAGCCTGGTAAGCATTACTGAATTCCAAAGCATTTGTATAATGCGATGGATCGCACTCGAGCTCAACTAGTTGATCAAACTCCTTATTTCTAAGAAGAATGGCAACTGTCAAGGCACGAGGGCAATTCAGTGCAGATAGTATTGAGGTGACTGCCTGATAGGTTACCTTATCAGGTACGCGGAAAAGTTTCGACAAACGACATGTTTGCCGATCACTACGCTTATCATAAGACATAGTCGTAACTCCGGAAGTGAACTACTACTTCATGGACTGACCTTCTGCACGTATTCTATCTCTAGAATACGGGTTCGAGGTTCAGAATTGCAGGAACGATTGGACTTCCCGTGTTTACACTCGGGTCGTCGTCGCTTGCAGTTATTACTGCAGCCAGTAAGGAGCGC